GCCCTCCTCTGCAACTATGTAACCCTGTAACTGGCACCTGAAAATAAGGGGTCTGGGGTGGGAAAACGCGGTGACCTTCTCATGATTGAGCAAGCTGTGAAAAAGGGATGGGCAATCCCCGACGCCGTTTTTTCTCAGCTGCCGGAACAGATGGCCAAAATTGCAAAAGCCGGAAAGCCGCGGGAAGCTGTCCGAGCTGCAGCAATTTTGCTTCAGATGAACAACCAAAACGCTCAGCCGTCTGTGCGACAGCCGGCGGCTCACGCTCACTTGCACGCTCACCTACCCGTCCCGCAGAGTCAGACCAATGGGGACGCTTCCGCCGCACAGCCTGACGCTCCACGAATTGAGCTCATTGAGCGAATCCGAGCTCGCATTGCTCAGCAGTTCGGACCAGCTGAGGGTGCTGCAAATGGTGGAACAGTTGCAGGCGGAGGAGCGGGAGCGGATCCGGTCGGAGTCCAGGCTGGCAAATCGCGAGAAGGTGGCGAGACACCGCGCAGCCCTGCGGGAGATCGGCGAGATTCCGGCCGTCGTGGATCCCGAAAAACGCGCTGAGTGTGACCGATCGCTGGCCGTCTTTTTGCAGACCTGTTTCCCTGACATTTTCCATCTCGCATTCTCAGCCGCTCACATCGCATTGATTGAAGCCGTTGAGCGTGCCGTATCGATCGACGGCAACGAAGCATTCGCCTGTGAGCGTGGCTTTGGCAAGACTCAAATCAGCATCGGCGGAGCCCTCTGGGGATGCCTCACTGGCCGTGTTCGTTACGCGATGATCATCGCCGCCAACATCGATATGGCCACCAGCCAGCGCGAAGGCATCAAGCGCCGCCTTGAGACATCGCAACCGCTGTATGATCTGTACCCCGAGATCTGTTACCCCATGCGAACGCTGGCTGGATCGCTCAAAATGTCCGCCACCTACCGTGGGCAATTGGTGCGGATCCGGTCCCGGCCCGATCTGGTGCTGCCCTGCATCGCCGGGGCCCCAGGGTCTGAGGCTGTCATCGCCTGCACCGGTATCGACTCCAGCTCGATTCGCGGGCGATTTTATGACAGGGCCGACGGCACCACGGCCCGCCCTGATCTTGTCATGCTGGACGACCCGCAGGACGACAGCACCGCACGGCAACCGGAGCTGGTGAAAAAGCGGTCGATCAAAATCCGCCAGGCCGTGACTGGGATGCGGGGCCCCGGCCGAAAACTTGCTATGCTCATGCCGTGCACGGTGATTGCCAAAAACGACCTCGCAGACGAATTCACTGACCGGCAGCGACGCCCCGAGTGGTCCGGCCGCCGGATCGCTGCCATGCCTTCGATGCCCGTGGACCTCGAAGCGGAGAACCCGCTGTGGCATCAATACGATGAGCTTCGCCGCGAAGACTTGGCGACGGGCGACAAGACGCGACGCAGGGCCACGGATTTCTATCTGGCCAACCAAGCGGCAATGTCTGAGGGTGCAGAAATCACGTGGCCGGAGCGTATTGAGTTGGGCTGTGTCGATGCCCTCCAGGCTCTGATGGACAAGTTTCTGTCGGACCGTCAGGCATTCCTCGCAGAGCAGCAGCAGAACCCGCAGGGAGACGAGGACGTTTCCGCGTATCTCGATTTGAACGGCATCATCAGCCGCTTCAACGGACTTCGCCGTGGGCAACTGCCGCCGTCTGGCACAATGCTCACAACTGCAATCGACGTGCAGGAACACATCTTGTACTGGCTGCAAATCCTGTGGGCTCCGGACCTCACTGGATGGATGGTGGACTGGGGCACATTCCCGAAACAACCGATCGCTGATTTCCACCACATGCAGCCGCCGCGGACAATCCACGACTGGGCACGCAAGACGTTTCCGCGGCAGGGCATGAGCTGGGAGGAGGAGCACCGCGCCGCAATTGAGCAGTGCCTGAGAGACCTGCCGCAACCGGAAGGGCCGACCATTGGCCCCACGCTCATCGATAATCGCTGGCACAAGGCTCAGCAGGTGGTTGAGTCTGTCGCAACCTCAGAGGAATTCTCGGGCGCCGTGGTCCCTGCGGGTGGCATTTTCGTGGGCGGCAATGACACGGCGATTTCGGCCCGCCGCATGAAAGACGGATCAAAGAGACCCGGCAAGGATGTTGAGTGGTACATCAAGCGGGAATCGACGACGCGAAAAATCCTGCTTTTTGACGCGAACATCTACCGCTCACAGATCCAGAAGGGACTCGCCGAAGAGCCCACAAAGCCGGGCTCGATCACTTACAACTCGCCATTCGCGGATCCAATTTTAGCCGCTCACCTCGCCATCGAAAAACGTGAAGCTGACAGTGGATACGAAGCGTGAGCTCGAAGTCTGGCAAAACAAGCCGGGGCAGGATCAGGACCACTGGCTGGACTGCGCGGTTATGTGTCGCGTCGCCGCGGAGCTTGCTGGCCTCAGGATCAACGGGGCCCCGATCACGAAGCCGCAGCGCACCCGACACAAGGAATTCACACTGGCGGGCGTAAAGAAAGGCGGCAAGCGATGACCGCTCAACAACACAACCTCAACCTGCCAGACGGCTGCTGCATGTGTGGCTGCCCACAATTCACGATCATTCGTCAGTACAAGACCCGCGGATTTATCAACGCTATCTGGAAATGTACGGTCTGTTTCGCTACGAATAGAACGCAGACGCCGAACGACTATTTGCAGAAAAAGCTGGCCGCTGAGGAGGGCCAAAAGAATGACTCCAGAGGAAGCAGCAGCCGCCCCAAAAAGAAGCGTAATTGGTGGTGAGACAATTGAAGAGCACAGCCTGCAGGACCGCATCGCCTTCGAGCGATGGAAGGCCCAACAGGCTGCCGCCGAAGCCACACCCCCAGGCCGCTCAATGCTCAAACGCACCCGCCTCACACACCCGAGACCATGACCATGAACAATGCAGAAAACACGCCACGGATCACTCAGCAGCAGGCCCGACGCAGTCGCAAACGGAGGCTGGCGATTCAGCAAATCGACCCGCAGCGAGTCAACCTCAACGCGGCTTTTGACTACGCTGAATCCAGCCCCGAGCTGAACGAGCTGTTCGGCCGCGCATTGCACGAATCCGGCCTTACATCATTTGACCGGCAAACCCGCCGAACGCTGGTGGACCGCTCGCGATACGAAATTCTCCAGGCGAACGAGTGGTTCAACGGCGCCGCACGTCAGGCCGTCAACTGGGTTATCGGACGCGGCCCGTTCCTCGAAGTGAAACTGGAAGGCAACAGCCCGGCCGCTCGACAAGTGGAACGCCTGTTCAACGCGTGGTTCAAGTCAATCAACGGCGCCCGAAAAATGCGAGTCATGGCATGGGCCAAAATCACCGACGGTACCGGCTTTGCCATGATCACAAATCGGGCAGTGCCGGAATCCACCACGCCGCAGATTTCGCTGAATTTCGTGCCGTTTGAGGAGGAGCAAATCACTGCCCCTGTCGGCTCAATCACCGGCGAAAAGTGGAACACTCGATACCTGCTCGACGGGATCGAGTTGGACTCGCAGGGCGACCCAGTCCTCTACCACATTCTGCCCGCACATCCGGCCGACGAATTCTCGATGACCACGACGCCGATTTCGGCAGAGTATGTGATTTCGGTCTGGCAGTGGGTCAGACCGTCGCAGAAACGCGGATATCCGGAACTGGCCACATCGATCGGCAAAGGCCCGATGATGCGGGTCTATGACCGCGCTGTCATTGACTCCGCCGCCACCGCTGCGAAACACACCGTCCTCATCGAAACCGCTGTGGACCGCTTTGAGGATGGGGAGGTCGCTTACGATCCAGTGGACCCAGATGTTCAGATGCAAATCGGCTACGGGATGCAGACATTCTTGCCGGCCGGTCACAAAGCGACGCAGTTGAAGCCGGAGCAGCCCACCGCCTCGCATGACAAATTCACTCGCACAAACGTTGCAGCTGCAGCCCGACCGCTGGGGCAGCCTGCACAAATCGCAACCGGGGACGCAAGCGGAATGAACTTCGCCGGTGGGCAACTGGGCCGCCAAGATTACGAGCTTGACGTCGACGTTCAGCGGCAGGATTGGGAACTGCACTGCCTGGACAAACTCCTGAAGCACTTCCTGGAAGAAGCTGTTTTGCTGGGACTCATTCCCGCTGCTGTGGCCGCTCAGGCTCTTGACTCGCATGAATGGAGATGGACGCGCAGGCGGCACCAAGACACCAACCGCGAATACGCCGGAAGGCAGAAGGCTTGCCAGTCTGGGCTCACGTCACCTGCGTTCTGGCAAGAAGACGACGGGGTGGACCCGGAGGAAGAAGACCTCGCCGCCGCCCGGTCCTACGGAATCACGGTTGAGCAATTTCGGGAGGCTCGATTTCGCACTTTGTTTCCCGAAGCATCAATGGCAATTCTCGGACCGGGCCGTGGCACGTCACCGACTCCCGGCCGTCCTCCAGGAGATCCGCAAAATGACTAAGCCGATCACACTCAATGCTGCAAGTCCGATTACCTTTCCCCTGTTCGGGGGCCGCGCGGTTCTCGAAGCTGCCACGGGAAAGGACAAGGTCCGCAAATTCAAACTGCTCGCCTACACCGGTGGCAAGGCTTATTTGCCAACCATGTCTCAGCCTGTCGTGTTCGACCTGTCAACGCTTCGCATCGTCGATGGAATGCCGGTCCCGGCGCTGCTCGATCACGACAATACGAAGCCTGTGGGTCACACTGAAGGGATTCAGATTGGACCTGACACCATTACCGGCTATGCAATCACGAGCGCGGAAACACCATCGCGCGATCAGGTGATTATGTCAGCCGCGAACGGATTTGAGTGGCAGTTATCCGTTGGCGTTGTCGCCGATCGGAACGACATCCAATCAATCCCGGAAGGCACCACATTACAAATCAATGGACAAACGTTGACAGGTCCATTCTTCCTCGCTAGGAATGGCGAGCTAAGGGAGATCACTTTTACTGCCACTGGCGCGGATGCCGGTGGCGCCGTCGCCCGCCTCGCCGCAAGTTTCGGCCAAGGAGCACAAATGACTTTCACTCAGTATCTGAAGAGTCTCGGCCTCACTCTGGCGAGTCTCACCGATGCGGCAATCGCTGCTCTGAAGCAGCAGTGGCTGGCCGCACATCCCGGCGCGGAAGACGACTCCGCCGCCGCACAGCAGACCACGAATCAGGATGCTGCTGCCAACACTCAGGCAGCAACTGGTACTCAGGCTGCAACCACCGCAGACACTCAGCAGCCCGCTCAGCAGCCCGCTCAGAGTCAGGCTCAGGCAACTGCACAGCAGCCCGTCGCGCCTGCTCTCACTGACATCGAGCGTCAGGCGGCGGAAGCTGCTCAGCGAGTCCAGGCACTCACCAACTTGAACGCCTCACTGGGCAATCCGGAAGTGACCATTGGTGGGCAGCGAGTCAGCCTGCTGGCGCACGCAATCGCAAACCGCTGGACCGTTGAACGGATGGAGCTGGAAGGCCTCCGCCAGCGACGCCCTGAAGCCCCGCGAACCACCGGCGGTGGTGCCAACGGTCAGCCGCAGGGCAGCCGCGAAGTCATGCAGGCAGCACTTGCAGCCGCATTCGCTTACCGCCTCGGAGTGGCTCCGGATCACGCCTGCTACGTCGACCGCACCTCACGCCAGATGCAGCGACTCAACGCCAGCATGACGCGCCCGGTCAATGACCCGCTGCGTCAGCAGGCGATGGAGCAGGCCGACCGCCTCGCCAATCACTCGATGGTTGACCTGTTCGCCGCTGCCGCTCGACTCAATGGCATCGACCTGTCACAGATGGGCCGGCCGTCCAGCGAAGAGTGGCTCCGAGCTGCATTCAGTTCCGCTTCGATCATGGACATGTACACGCAGGCCGTCAACGCTCGCGTGATGGCCAGCTACGTCGAGCAGACATCCCAGCTGATGGAGCTGGTGATGGAGTCCGACGTTCCAAACTTCATGCTCAACGAGCGGAAGCAAATGGAGCTGCAGGGCGGGACGCCGCGACGTCTTCCCAATCAGGGCGTGGCGAAAGATATCACGCTTTCCGCAACCGGCGAAGAGGTCCGCGCCTACATGTACGCCGATCGGTTCCAGTTCTCTGAGCAGGACCTGATCGACGAACGCTTTGACTCGCTCCGCTCAGCTGGTGACGTCATGGGTCAGCGGTCCCGCCGCCTGCTCTATGACTTGATCGCCTACGTGCTCATCGCCAACCCGACGATGAAGAACGGCAGAGCGTTTTTCAACGCCACTGACGGGAACCTGCGGACCACCTCGGCACTCAGCCGAACCAATCTGCTGGCCGCTCTCACCGCCTTCGAGACGCAGGCGGAAAACGGCGTGAATGTGGACGTGCAGCCGACCCGGCTGATCGTCTCTCGCGCCAACCGTTTCACGGCTGCAGAACTGCTCAGCCCAACCGCGCTGATCACCGGCGAGAACGCCACCCGCACCTCGCTCAACGTGCTGGCTGGTCAGATTGGCGGGGTCCTGTCAGATGCTCGCATCGACAACGGATTTCCCGATCCGCTCTCCACTGACGACGTGCCGGCAACTGTTGCTGGCGTGCCAACCTCCTGGTGGATCGCTGACACCCGCCAGCCGTCAATTGAGCTGGTTTACGTCGCTGGCCTCGGACGTGCTCCCCGCATGCGGACGGGCACGCTGGGCAACGGTCAATTCGGATTCTGGTATGACTGCTCAATGGCTGCAGGCATCGCCCCGATCCGTCGCAAGTCCATCCAACGCAACAACGCCTGAGAACCCATTCCATGCCACTCGCACTTGTCACACGGCGATTCATCGACGACGGCCTTCACGAGGCTGGCGACATTGTCGAGCTGACGCCGGATCGGTTCGAGTCTCTTCAACTGCAGGGGCTGGTCACACCGGCCCCGCAGCCTGAGGAAACCGAGACACCTCCTCCCCCTGAATTCAATCGCAAAGGTAAGCGCTGATGCCAGCAGCAACCGTACACGGTGAATACTCGATTGTTGAAAATGTGACCGCCGCGCGTGAAGTGCAAAGCGGACACCTGCACCTCTGCCCTGATGGCCGTGTGGGCTATTACGGCGGCACTCAGACGGTCGCCTCAGGCGCGGTTATCCCGTCGCTTGAGACTGAGATCGTCCTGAAAATTGAAGCCGGGAACTTCGCGGCAATCGCCGCAGGCCAGCCCGCCAACTTCAATTTCACAACCCAGAAACTTGTCCTCAGCGGCGGGACCAATATTGGCACCTACGTGAAAAACAAGGCCCTCAACGCGACGCACGGAATCGTCTGCCTGAACAACGCCGGGCAGCCGCTCAACACCGCTCAGGTGCCGACGACCACAACCGCCGCTCCCTGATCTGTGATTCCTCAATAACCTCGCACAGGTTGCAGAGCAGGACGCCTGCAACCTGTTTTTCTATCACGGCATGACATGACTCGACGACTCGAAGCGGCCCAACACGTGAGGAGCAGAACGCGGCAAGTCGCCGGCGTTACTGGCACCATCACACGTGGCACTGAGACGATCGTCGAAGACATCACCATCGTCAAAATCTCTGCCCTGCGATACATGCAGCAGATGGGCGGTGAGTTCGCCATTGACAGTCAGGAACATATCTGGCTCATTGGTGAAGACGCCTGCCCCGAAGATATTGAGCTGGGCGATTTGCTCACCGTCAATGAGATCGACTACCGCTTTTGCGAGTCTGCGAGCACCGGCCGACATTGGCAATGGTGGGACGCAGAGCAGACGGCGAAAGTCTATGTGACGAGGGTCTGGCAGTGAGTCAGATGCCAACTCAATTCGCTGTTCGGATGACCGTAAAGCAGGCCAAAAAGCTGTTTCTCGATCGTCCCGCAGTCATCAACCGACTGGACAAGGTCGCCCGTCGTCGCCTCGCGATTTTCGGTGGCTACACCATGCGGACGGCGCGCAACTCCATTAAGCCTTCGCGTGATATGCGGGTCGATGAATTGCCGGCAGATATCAAGGAGTTGCTCGGCGAAGCCGCACAGCCACAATCGACAAAACGCGACGTTCGCGGGCGATTCGTGGCAGGTGCGAAAAAGGCTCAGGAGCTCTCACTGCGTGAGCTGGTGGCACCATGGCCGCAGACTTCCGGGGCCCCGGGCAAGCCGCCTCAGTACACGCTGAACTACACCTACAGCGGCAAGAAGTTCAGCCGCTTCAAGGACCTCATCATTTTCATCGTCGAACCGAATCTCGCCTCGGTTGTAATCGGCCCCGTCATTTTCCAGCGCTCTGATATTCCAGGCATCCTTGAAGAGGGTGGAATGTCGAGCGCCTACGTTCCGCAGTGGTTCAAGTTGTCGGACGGCAAAGTCCGGGCAAACTTCACCAAAAAGCCGAAGCGAATCAAAGCTCATCCGTACATGTCGCCAGCCTTCGATACCGCCCTTGATCGTCAAGTTCCTCGCATCTTCCGGGAGATCTTCTAAATGGGATACAAGCACGGCTTACGCAACAAGCTGTACGTCAGCTCCACGCTGCACATGGCTGGAACGTCGATCACGTGGTCTGAATTGGACCTTGCCGAATCGGTGGGCAATGAGGACAGCCGATCAGAGGCTGAAGTGGTCAACCGCCGCGGTGATTTCGTCCTCTACGGCACCGGCAAACGCACCGTGACCTACACGGTGCCGTGCACCTATGACCCGGCCGACGCCGCTCAGGCAATCCTCTGGACCGCATACCGCAACGGAACGCCTGTTGCGATTGCCGACATGGATGGCGCCATCAACGTCAACGGCACCAAAGGGATGTTCATCGATTGCGTTGTTGTCAGCGCGCCAAAGCCTCAGGACCTCGCCGCCTTCGACTCAGTTGAGTTCGGCCTGAAGCCTGCCGCTGTCTCCACATTCACGCCAACCTACACCACGATTTCGGGCGCGACGACCACAACCGCCGCACCGTGATTTTCACTCCATCTTCTCTGACTCATTCGGGAGAGTTCAGTGAGTGACAAAGCACCAGTTCCGCACTATCTTCGCAACTCAGATGGGACTCTCATAAAGTTCTATCCAGTTCCCTTTATGACGCTCCCTGAGGCCCGCGTAGCAGGCCCTGAGCGGATGGCGGACCCCAATTTTGTGCAGGCACGAATCGACGCCGCACTGAAGGCCGCTGCCGCTCCGGCGGAGGAGGGTGAAGGCTGATGCCCCAGGTTACCCTGAGTTTCGGCCGGACGCTGCAGTGTGAGGCGACGCTGGGGCTTTTGAGGCGCATCAAGCGGGTCCATAATGTGGACCTACTCGGCGCGGACTCGAAGGCCTTCAGCGATTTTCTTTCGTCGTCTGCTGTCTGTTGGCCGGTTGTTTGCGAGTTCTTCAATGTCCGCGATATTGAGGATCAGGAGCAACTCGCAGAGCAGGCTATCGGATCCGATGTTGCCGCACTGATTCGCGGGGCGACTGAGGCGCTACACGATTTTTTCCAATCGTGCGGCGAGCCGGACAAGGCCGCCGCACTGACGAAGAGTTTGAGGACGATTCAGTCCGCTCGAACGGCTCTCGCTCAAAAAATCAGCGAGACCGATCTGGAGAATCAGGTAGCGAAGGAGATGCTGGCCCTGAACCTGATGCCGGAGATCCCTGGGAACTGATCTGGGCCGCGGCTGGTCGCCTCGGCATGAATCCCGATCCTTACACCTGGCGGGAGCTGGACCTGATGGACCAATCCCGCCGGTGTGAGGAATGGGAAAAGGCCGCTTCGATCATGGCTGCAGTGGTCAACTCTCAGCGGACCAAAAACCCAATTGATCCCGCGAAACTCAACCCGTACAGACAGCGCCGCAAAGCAAAGAAAAAACGCCCTGAGGTTTCCCCGCTCTTAAGATGGCTGTGAGGTTTACATGGCATCAAGTCGATCAGTTCGAGCGGGGCGAGCGTTCGTCGAATTCTTCCTCGAAGACAACCCACTAAAACGTGGGCTGTCGGTTGCCGAAAGACGCCTCAGGCAGTTCGGGGCCAACGTTCAACGCATCGGCTCGAAGGCCTTCGCTGCTGGCTTTGGTGGGCTTGCTGCAACCGTGCTGCCAGTCTCCCAGCTGATCGCGTTCGATGATGCCATTCGCATGACTGGTGCGGTCTCACAAGCCACTGGTGCACAGCTTGAGCAGATGCGGAACACAGCGCTGGAGCTGGGCCGCACAACATCATTCACTGCTGCGCAGGTCGCTCAATTGATGGGCGAACTAGGCAAAGCTGGTTTCAGTCCGGACGAAATCGATGCGATGACGGCCGCGGTCCTGAACCTGTCCCGGGCATCGGGCACTGATGCTGTGATGGCCTCGGGAATCATGGCTGCGACGCTCCGCCAGTTTTCGCTCGGAGCCGAACACGCGACGCGCGTTGCAGACGTGATGACGCTGGCGGCAAACGCGACGTTCAATTCCGTTGAACAGCTGGGCGAGGCGCTCAGTTACGCGGGGCCGGTTGCTGCTGATCTTGGCATGTCGCTTGAGGACACCGTCGCAATCCTCGGCACGTTGGGAAATGTTGGCATTCAGGGTAGCAATGCAGGTACAGCACTCCGCCGCCTCGGCACGATCACAGCTGCGGAAGCGGACAAAATGCGGGAGCTGTTTGGCGTCGAGTTTCTCGATGCTGCTGGCAACATCCGGCCGCTTGTCACTGTGATGGGGGAGCTGGCCGCCGCCACCAATACCCTGCCAACTGGTGAGCGAGTGGCGAAGATGAATGAGGCCTTCGGGCTGCTGGGCATTACCGGGGCGACAGTCATCGCAAACACCGCAGCGGACACGGCGAAGCTTGCCAAAGAGCTGCAGAACGCTGGTGGCGTGGCACAGAAAACCTCAGAGCAGATGGACGCCGGTCCTGGTGGCGTCTGGCGTCGATTCACTTCAGCGCTTGAGGGTGCCGGCATTGCAATCGGCGAGGCTCTCGCACCAATGCTGGACCAGTTTGGGACCTGGATCACGGAGACCGTCGGCAAGGTCACAACATGGATTGCCGCGAATCAGCATCTGGTAGTGTCGCTGGTCAAATTCTTCGCTGCACTTGCCGCCGGATCCGTGGTTCTGATCGCCGTGGCGAAGGTGATGGCCGCGCTGTCTGTTGTCGCCGGAGTCCTCGGGGCTGTTGTGGGCGCGATGATGTCGCCGTGGATCGCCATTCCCGCGATTCTGGCCGCTGCCACCGCCGCGATTCTCTACTCAACTGGGGCGCTCGAGTCTCTCGCCTCAGCAATCAAGAGCGATTTTGAGCCAGCCTGGCACTCCATGGTTGCTTTGATCAAGGCCGGTGATTTTGAATCCGCGATGAAGCTTGCATGGGTCGGGATTAAATCGGCTGTGCAGATGGGCTTCATCGAGACCCGCGCGTTCTTCAATGAGGGCTTGATTCTACTCGAAGAAACCTGGATGCAATTTTGGGACATGGCTTCAAGCGGGCCGGCCGAACTGTTCGCCGAAATCCGCGACGGGCTCCAGGCGACTGTAGACTGGGGCAACAGGCTGATCGGCCGCGACGTCCCCAATCGCAAAACGCACGTCGAGCGAATGGCAGAAGAGCAGCGGACACGCGAAGAGGCTCGGCAGGAAGAATATCAGCAGCAGCGTGAGGCGTATAACCGCGAAATGGACGCCGTCAGGCAGGAGCTGGCAAACGCTGTCACCGCAGCTGATGCACGGGCCGCGGAAATCAAGGCACAGGAAGCCGCCGCCGCGGAGAAACGCAAGGCTGACGCGGAAGCCCGTGAAGCTGCCGCGAAAGCCGAACGCGATGCACTGATGGCACAGATGCAGGCTGCAGGTCAGGCACCACCTGGGCAACAACTCGCGAAGACCTTACAGAAGGGCGTGGCGGAAACTGGCCGCGCTCAAACGCACGGCATCGAAGCGGTCTCCAAAAACACCATCGAAGGCCAACGTGCAATTTATGAAGCACTGGACCAACGCACGCCGGTCGAAGATACTACTGCAGCGGTCAAGCAGCTTGAAGGCACGCTCGAAGACGAGTTTGAAAAAACCCGTCGCGAGAACAGGCAGAATCCAACAATCAGAGGAAGCCGTAAGTGAGCACAAACCCGGCAAATCTCTGGAGACGCGAGCACGCAAAAGCCCGAGACGGGGAACTGTCTTTTCCTCAGTCCGGGCTTCCGGAGCGTCGCGTAACTGAGACGTGGAATCTCATCTGTCTGGTCGGCGAGGCTGACATGACGGAAGACCTCGCCGTCTCCATTTGGCCCGACTTTTCGCCTGGTGTTTATCGCGGTGACGGGTACTACATCGAGCGTTTGCAGATCAAGCAAATCGGCGACTCAGAACATTGTCAGGCGGTCCTCGAATTGGTGTTCACTGCGGGGCCGAATCGTGAGGGATCCTCGAAGGATCCAAACCCACTTCGCCGCCCGATTGAGTGGGAAGTAGACACCGATTTTCAGGAGGCTCCGGCGGAAGTCGACGGCGAAGGAAACCAGCTGGTAAACACCGCTGGTGAGCAGATTATCGGGCTGGTGAAGAATGATCCAATCCTGATTTTTTCCGCCGTTCGTTACATCACCAATATCCCGCAATGGCTGGGGCAGTTCGCGGTTGAATGCGTCAACTCTGACCCGGTTGATTTGGATGGCTTCATCGCCGCGCCTGAAACGCTGAAAATGCGTGGCGTCCGTTTGTCTCTGCCTCAGTATACTGAGATCGACGGCCGCGAAATTCGTTACCGCGAATTGCCGCTGACATTCCATTACAAAGAGACGACTTGGCGGGAACAGTACCTCAATCAGGGCATGACGGAATACTTTGCGCCAAAGCCGATTTACGAAGTTTTTCCAGTCTTCGGCTCACGCCTGATCGGCTACACGCAAGCCATCCGCCGCCCTTGCCTGGACAGCACCGGGAAGCCAGTGGAAAAGCCGGTCCCGCTGAACAAAGATGGGCAGCAAATCCGCGAATATAAGAACGTGGCACCGCCCGGCCAAACGCCTCAGTTTGAATGGGTGCTTAAAGAGTTGCTCGACAAATCAGACCTTCATTTTGTCGAATACCTGATTCCAAAAAAACTTGATTTCAACCTTCTGCTGACATAAGGAACTGGCCACGATGGCAATCAATAAATTCAGGGGCGATGCGACACCGGCTCAGAAAATTCTGCGACTGATTTCGCCAGGCGGAAGCGGCATAGTGCAGGCTGAAATTCGCTGTGGCACTCGCGTTTTCACATTCCCTGAATGGAACGCTGCGGGCATCGTCAGCACCTTGAACAACTCTGGCGTGCCTGAGTTTGCCAGCATCGCATTTACCGCGGACATCTCCGGCGACGTGATTGCCACCGGGCCGCTCGATGAAGATTTTCAGATCAGCCTGACCTACCGGCCGACGGTAACCGTGACCAACGAAACCGGAGTCACCCCGCAAAATCAAATCACTGAGTTGGATTTTGCAGGCGCCCGTGCTGGCACTTACACGCTGACCATCAACGGGCTGACGACCGGGGCAATCACATATGGAGACCCAACCGACCTCATCAGCAAAATCAACGCCCTGAGTGGATGGACTGCCGGGGATGCAATCGTTCGCTCACAGTCGCCCAATGCCGTGCTGATCGAGTTTACGGGGACGCTGGCCGCCACGCCGGTCTCTGTTGTGATGGACGCGACCAATCTCCGCAACGGCACCACAATTTTCATCGACCAGAAGCGAGCATATACACCCGGGCCGCATGATGTTTGGATGCTGGGCATTGAGCAAAACGACATCATCACGCTCACCATCGACGGCAACTCAGCATCACTGCGGAGCGACGCGGGACTGGAGGAAACGCGGCAGTTGGTTAAGTCGCTCGCAACCAACGCCGTCGAAGTCTACGGTGGATTTCTGGCGTCTGGCGCGGGCATCGCTCGCAGTCATTACATTCTCGACTTCGCGGGTTACAGTGCTTCCAGCAGGCCGACGATCAGCATCACATCCGGTGGCGGATCGGCTCTTAAAATCCTGAACAATCCGACAACCGCGCTTCTGACAACATCGGCATTTGCAATCAATGAAAGCAGCGCCGGCTACCCAGCGCACTACATCCTCGACTTTACAACGGGTAATTCAATTACGCTGGAATACGAAGGCCAGCCGCTCACCATCACCAATTCTTTCGGCAACATTCAGCCAGACTACAGCAACACCGCGCAGCACACCACATACCAAAATGCTGTCGGGGCCGTCGTCAATTCGCTGAACGACATCAGCAATTTCGCGGATTTTCGCGCTTCTGTCGGTCGCCAAATTGACTCGCCCGGCCATGTCGCAAACTGGGGTGATGCGACTTACGCACCGTTTTCATTCTTTCATCCGCAGATCTTCCACATCATCGACAACGCCGCAAATCTGACCGGCGCGGGAATTGGTCCCTCACTCCGCCAGACTGGTGGCACTGGTACGCTCCGACTCATCAACCAGCCTGGCAGCGCCGCCGCAGCTGCAATCCATCGCGTCTGGCTGCCCGCAAAAAGCAGCAGCGGAACTTTCCAGCTTGTGTTTCCAGAAGGCACGACCGCAGCCATTGCATGGAACGCCTCGGCTGCGACGATTGAAGGCCTGCTCGATTCGCTCATTGACTCTGGGCTGTCGGTTTCCGGATCCGGCACGCCGGGCAGTCCATGGGAAATCACATACACGACCGCGCTGAAATCCCGGCCGCTTCCGACAAGTTTGAATGTGGCAATCGGTGGCTACGGAATTGGCTCAGCTGGGACGCTGGTGGGTGCGATTCAGGGCCGCACGCAGACCGCCGAAATCACCATCAGCAGCAACGCTGTGGCTGGCTCATTCTCGCTCAACATGGGGCAGCAGGGGCCGGTTGTTGTTCCACTTAACACCAGCGCCGCAAGCCTGCGAACGCTGCTGGCTGCACTGCCTGCAATCGGCAACGCTGACAACCTGATCGTGACCTACAATTCGGCCGCGCAGTCCTACGAAATCACGTTCACCTCGGCTCTCGCAAACAAGCTGCTTCCGGTTTTCGCGCTCGCCGCCAATAACCTCGACACGATCACCGCCGACACAGTCGACGCCACTCAGCAGGCGACCGGGCCGCGGAACTGGGCGGATCCCGCGAACTGGTCACTGGGACGCCTTCCCGCCGCGACGGACGAAGTGGTTATCGACGGCTCAGACGGTGACATCGTCTACGGTCTCCGGCAATGGGTGCAGGTGCAGACGCTCGCGACATTCACGCCGCAGCCGACCACGACCACGAGCACTACCAGCAGCACAACCACCAGCCAGCCGCCGAATTTGCTCACACGCCTTCAGGCAATTGGTGGGCACGATTTCCGGAACGGTCAGCAGGTGCGGCTGACGACATCAACCACGCTCCCCGGCGGGCTGTCCGCTGGTGTGACCTATTACGTGCTCGACGCAGACAATGAGGACGGCACATTCCAGCTTTCTGCGGCTGCTGGCGGATCCCCGATCACGATCACATCTGCGGGGACCGGGACGCATTATTGCGGGCTGTTGGCGTCTGCAATCCGGATCACCTCGCAATTTGCCGACGACCTCGGACGCGAGGAACGTGCCACCAATTTTGTCGAATACCGGCCGCGATATCTCAAGATCGGACTGGCCTCCGGTGGCCTTTGCGAAATTGGCGCAGGAGTTGGCCGCGGATCATCTCTGATTCGTCTTGATTTCGGCCGCTCCGCTGGTACTCTGCGACTGTTGCGGACATCGACCACCGCGGAACTCGACCGGCAGGCCTTGTGTGTTCTCTCCGCCGTCTCAACGCTCGATATCGAAGCCGTCTCTGGTGAGCTGGGGATTGCGACATTCGACGAAGAGACATCGACCGTCGGACGAATCACGCAGAACTCCGGGACCGTTGTTTGCGGCAATGTGTCTGCAACAGAAATCATCAAGACAGGTGGCAGGTTATTGACCCGCAATCTGTCAGTCTCCGGTAACGTTGGCATCCGCGGGTGAAGCATGGCGAACGCCGATTTTTATGCAATTGAAGAGCAGGATCGGCGCACGTTCAATGAACTCTGCGACTGGTGGCGGAGACAATCCGGAGGACAGCCACAATACGCCGCACCAACCGGCGGGCAAGCTGTCCCGATGATGCTGCTGCAGGCGCCGCAGGGATGGACTGAGGGCCGATACTGCCCGATGGCGATTGACCCGCTTTACCCGTATTCCTATGACGTCTGCCTGATCGGCTATCCGGCCGCATACCAGACCGGCCTCGTCGAGTCTGGCACCTTCCGCGTGAGTTGGCGCGGGGTGCAGTCGGAGCCGATCCCATTCAGTGCCTCGGCTTTGACATTCCGCGCCGCTCTACCGCCTGGGCTGCGGGACATTTGCAAAGTCACCGGCGGGGCAATCAGCGAGCGGACGCCAACCGGCACAGGGCAAACGTGGTACCCCGGCCGCTGGTTTGTGTCGCTCCCCGAACGGATCCCCGAACTCGAAGCCGTACCGCTCACTCAGGGCAATTTCGACACGCTGGTTCTCAGAGTCTCCGAAAGCCCGCTCGCCGCCGTCAACGACGTGTTCCGCTGCTGGGCTTTGACCAATCGAACGACCGCGCCACGAATCGCCGTCGGGGCTCTGGCATTGGGCTGGTATACTCAGGGAATCGGGCTCATGGTTGGCGTGGTTGAGCCGCGGATTTATGAATGGTATCGTGGCGAGCCGATCTATCCGGAGCCGACTACCACAACGCCCGCACCGACCACAACGACCAGCACAACAACCACGACGCCCGCACCTCCGACAACGACTACAACCCCGGGGCCGACGACCACGACAACCCCGGGACCAACAACGACCACCACGCCGGGGCCGACCACCACAACAACGCCCGGCCCGCCAGTCGTCACCACCACATCGACGCCCGCACCGACAACCACGACAACGCCAGATCCGGGGGCGACCACAACGACCACGGCCGCACCCACAACAACAACCACAACCGGCGAACCGACCACCACAACCACCAGATCACCACAAGAGGGACCATGACAAAACCGCGTCTCACAATCGGCATCGCAACCCACAACGATTTCGACGGGCTCTACTTTTCGCTCAACGCTCTCCGCATGTACGTCCCCAACGTCAGCGAGTGTGAGCTGATCGTGGTGGACAACGCCCCCGATTCACGTGCGGGGCAGCGAGCACAGGGGCTCATCGGCCACATCAACGCTGGACGATCGGCCCCGAAGCCGGGGGACACGCTGGCCCCACACTCCGCCCGATGGATTCCGTTCGGCGAAGTTGAGGGCACAGCTGCACCTCGACAGAAGATTTTCGATGAGGCTGCCGCGGACTGGGTTTTGGTGATGGATTCGCACGTCCTGTTGCACCCGATGGCCCTGCCCACACTCTTTGACTACATGGACCGCTGCCCCGATTCGTCGGACCTCATTTCCGGCCCGATGATGCTGGACAGCCACCGCGGAATCCTGACGCAGTTTGACGACGTCTGGCGTGATGGTATGTGGGGCATCTGGGGACACGACCCGCGCGGGGAACATGCCGATTTCGGCGGTGAGTTTGAGATCCCCGCAATGGGTCTCGGATTGTTCTGCTGCCGCCGCGATGCCTGGCTGAAATTCAACCCGTATTTCAGAGAATTTGGTGGCGAGGAATTCTACATCCACACGAAATTTCGGCAGGCCGGACATCGCTGTCTCTGCCTGCCGATGCTGCGATGGCAACACCGCTTTGGGGACCCTGAAGGTGGCAGAAAATCGCCTCTGTCCCTTCACGGCAAAGTGCGCAATTACATCCTCGGACATCAGGAGCTTGGCATTCCACTGGACCGCCTCCGCCGCCATTATGTCGAGGGCATCAATGAGGACACCGGGCGCCCTGAATCGCGCGATGGGCGACTCACAGCCCTGCAATTCGACACGCTCGCCCGAATGCCGGAAACTTATCCGCCAGTCTCCTGCTTTATCTGATCGACCATGCAAGTTTACATCACCTCACGAAACCTGCTCTGTGCCGCGGATCTTGCTTGCCAATTGGCAGATCAGCGAGGCGTCCACTCACTCACAGTTATCGACTGCGGAAGCACTTACCAACCGCTTTTCCGCAGATATGCGAAGCTGCCGCGATGGATCAAAGTGCACCTCGCGCCGAACCTCGGTTGCCGTGCTGCCTGGGCTGCATTCCAGCCGGTGGTTCCATACGTGGTGACCGACGGCGATTTGTCCATCGAGGGCTGGCCGCCTGATGGGCTGCTGCAACTGCGTGAGATCGCCGAATCGCGCCCCGAATTCACCAAAGTCGGGGCCGCTCTGTCACTCGATGGACTGCCGGACAATGAGATCACGCGACAGGTGCGCGATCACGAATCGCAGTTTTGGGCTAAGCCTATCGACGGCAACCTATACGCCGCCGATATCGACACGACGTTAGCCGTATATACCGTTCCAACTTGGGGCGGTTACGGACCATCAATTCGCCACGGTGGACTTCAGGCAAAACATCTGCCGTGGTATATCGACCCGATGAATCCGCCGAACGATTACCGGCACAATCTCACCACACAGGACCACATCCCATGCACACACTGGACGGACAAACTCAGAGCGATTTACCAACCGTAACATGGATCACGCCAACCTACTGCCGACCCCAGACGCTGGCGAACCTGATCGCTTGCTTCCAGGCTCAGCAGTACCCAGCCGATAAGCTCCGACTGCTGATTCTCGACGACGTTGGCCAATATCCTACGCAGCCCGCCGGAGATCGCTGGGAAATCATCTCAATCCGGAAGCGGTTCGCGAGCCTTCCCGCAAAATTCAACGCACTGGCGGGGCTGTGCGAAAGCGAGATCATTATTGTGGCGGAGGATGATGATTCGTTCCTGCCGCTGCACACCATCAACCACGCTCAAGCTTTGCGCGATGGTGACTTCAGCAAGCCGTCTCGGGTACTATCTGATTATCAATGCCGGATCGGCGAATACCGCGTTGAGCAGGCCGACGGCCGGTTTCACGGATCGATCGCATTCCGCCGCGAATACTGGGAACAGGTGGGCGGATGGCCACTCAGTCATGCCGCCAATTTTGACCAGCAGATGTTGAGTCATTTCGCGACGCACGGCCGCACGGTTGACCCGGCTTTGCTGGGGCCGCTGCAATACGTCTTCCGTTGGCACACCGGCCACTTCCACGGGCAGTCGCTCGCCACCGGTCCCAGCGATACTGGGTGGTACTCGCGATTTCAGCGAACCTCCGAACCTGTCGAATCAATCACGCCCAAACTGGATCCTTACACGGAGCGTCTCTATGAATCCCTCGGCTATCGGCAACCCGTGGAATCCAATGCCGGGGTGGCGATACCCGGGGCCGCTGGATGAGGCTCGAGCGCCGTTCAATTTGCTGGCAAACCGCGGGGCGTTCGATGCTATCGGCATACCGTATGCATTTGCAGTTTATTTCGGCGACCAGATTCAGGACATCTGCCGCCGCGTATTGCAGACCGTTGGCGGCATAAGCTGGCTGGATTATGACCTGCTGCAGCAACTTAAGGCCGCGTATGGTGAGACTAAAGGCGAACAGGTTTTCGCCGATATGATGAACTGGCGTTTTTGTCACGTGCGAAACACCGACGGACCACCGACGCTTAACGAGGGCTTTTACTATTACGGCTCGGGTCACGAACATTGTAAATGGGTGGGCAATGAATGGACCATCATCTGCAACGACTACCGACCGCCGGGCGCGATTTTCGTTGAGCCACCAGACCGTCCTTATGATTCGCCAGACGGCCGGCCGTGGATTACTCCCGGCGACGACCTGAAACGCTGGTCGATGTTTCCAGTGACCGCCCCCAGCCGCGTGGCAATCGTGACGCCGAACCCGCCGTGGCGGGAATACCCGCTTTATCAGACGTATGACGCACAGCAGGCCGCGGAGTTGCCAGCCGACGTCTACAGGTCGGGGGTGTTCGTTTTTCCCTCGCTCACTCTCTACGGGTGCACCGCGGGGATTCTGGGAGCTCGGGTGCGGCTGGAGCCGGTGCAGGTTTGATTTCCGGCCGTTTTTCGCTGTTTTGAATTTTTTTTATTTTTTTATCAGAACAACCTTGACCCACTGCCACGGATCGACGATACTCCCTGCACACCGCTGATGACCGCAGCGAGTGACAGACCGATTCAGACCGATTCATCAGACCAGCCAGACAGGAGTCAGGGCAATGTCAACGACAGCAGCAGTAACGACCGAATACGCCGTCCTCAATGTGAATTCCCGCGAACTGCTCAGCGACTGGGTTTCCAGCCGCGCCGAAGCGGAGCAGATCGCCGACGAGTGTGAGCAACACGAGACGCAGCCGGAGGTGAAGGTGGTGGAACGCGACACCGTGGCAATTGTCTGCGGAAAAACGATTCAGATCGATCGGTCTGGCGTGGGGCACAATTGGCGAAATCTGCCAGCCGCTGACCTGACTGACGATCTTGCCGACGTGCTCACCGCTGAGATCCTGGACAGCCCGAAAGACTACGGGCGCGTGAACGTCGGCGGCGTTCATTACCGCTGGCAGTAGCACCACCCCTGCAGCACAGACCACACCGCGGGCGCAGTTGTCCGCGGGTTTTTCAGCCAAACAGCCAGACAGGAGTCAGGGGCGATGAGCGACACATACACAACCATGGGCAGCGTTCGCGGATGTTGCGGGCACAAGCACAAGACGATTAAGGCGGCAAAACGCTGCATCGACAAAGATCACGCTGGCTGCGTGCGGCAGGGTGGGTATTCAGACCGCACGGTGGTCTATTCTGACGGCTCGGAATTGAGTTCCGACGACCAAGATTACGTGGACAATCTCGATTGACGCCACACGACGCCGCACAGGAGACTGCACAGGCATGACCACCGCAACACCGACATCAGCAATCCTACCGATTCAGTGGACCGCCTTTGACTGGCGGAAGGGTCGCCGCCAACAACTGCCACTTGAGCGCAAATGGGTACTGGTCGCAGTCCAGTCTACAGTTGGCGGTTTGCCTGCAGGTGCCGGAGCCGGCTACCTGAAATATGCGGCTGGAGATCCGGACAGCCCGAAATTTATTATGCCGGGCATTTATCCCGCTCACGGCGTTGTCATTGCGTGGGCGGATTGCCTGCCGATCGAATTCGCAGTGCCGACGGCAGACGCAGCCGAATGCTATTTTTCCGCCTGCTCATTTTTGCTGATGCTGCACGATTACAGTGAGCGACGCATTGAGTGCGAGCGTGAGACAATTGAGGACTACCGCCGCCAAGGATACACGGTAGAGAAAACCGTTGCGGCAATCACCATCAACGCACTGCACAATGGCACATACGGGAGCCGGGCACGATGACCACCGCAGCGCCACCTGTTGAGTGGAAATGGTACAAGACCGCCAGACAGTGGGATGCCTATCACCGCGGCTGGCTTTTGATTGTCTATCGCACCGACGTTTTCCATTTTGTCGCCGACCACTACGACTACATGACCGACAGCCGCCGCCAGATCCGCGGCGAGGCGAAGTCCCTCAGAATCGCTCAGGCTGCAGTGATCGCTGCAGTCGACGCAGCGGAGGAAACCCGAAGCACATGACCACCGCAACCCCAATCGTCAACCTCTGCCGGGTCTGTAACCAACCCATCGACCGCCAGCGCGGCACCGTTGGCCGTCCGCGCGTTACCTGCAGTGACAAATGCCGCGACGCTCTGTACTCGACGTACTACGGCCACACTCGCGACCGGTTGGAAAGCGAGATCAAAGACCGCGATATCCGCATCCGGCAATTGGAGCTGGAGTTGTCGCGACTGCAGGGCGAGCGGGCGCGTTGTATCTGCACACCGATTCTGTTGCCGCTTCCGGAGCCGACACAATGACCATCACGGACCTCGGACCGTTTTTTGCTGGTGCCTGTTGCGGGGTGGCACTTGCGATTGCATTTACCACCGCGCTTGTTTTTCTTCTCGGAGACCGTGCGTAATGACGACCCCAGACCCATTTGCCTCCGATCTTATCGACCCGCCGAAAGCGGCGACACCTGCAGCACCTGCAGACACACAGCTTGCACGCCTGCAGAGTCACGAGATCGCGATTCAGCGTGTTGAGTCGCTCGCCAACACCACCATTGAGGCCGACGGCGAAAAGCAGGTTGATTCCGTTCGCAAATCAGCGAAGGCGGTTCGCTGCGAGATCGACAACTGCCGCAAGTCGCTCAACGCTGACGCCCTCGACTGGCAGCGCCGGGTGAATGACCTCGCCAAACGACTGACCGCACGGGTGTCGCCAATCGAAGACGCGATGCAAGCTCAGCTGGACCGCGTGGCCCGCGAGAAAGCCGACCGGATCCGCCAGGCTCAGGCCGCAGTCCACGCCGAACGCCTCCAGCAGCTGCAGGCCCGCCACGGTGAGTGGGGAGTCGCAGAACTGCGAGCAACCACACCACTGTCACTGGTCGGCTACACGCCGGAGTCTTGGGCTGCTTTGCTCGACACGCTCGACACCCGCAAGCGTGAGCAGGAGATCGCGGCACGCAAACGGGCTGAGGCTGACGCAATCGCGGCGAAAAACCGCGAAGAGGCTCAGCGGATAGCCCGTGAGGAGCAGGCGAGGCGGGCTGAGGCAATGCGACTGCAGGCGGAGCAGGAAGCCCAGGCACGTGAGGCGGCAAAGGCTCGGGCAGAAGCCGAACGACAGCGACGCGAGCACGAGTGGTCCGCCAGCGAACAGCAGCGCATCGCCACACCGCAAATCGTGGCCCGCGCAGACTGGTTCCGCCAGTTGTCGCAGATGATCAATGAGCACGTCGAAAGCGGTAAGCCGACCATCGGCGTGGACGTCGATTCCATGATCGAAATGCGGCAGATGGAAAACCAGTATTTGCTGGTTGTTCGGCGAATTTTGGAACTCGATGCAAGACCGCTTTCGCACTTCGCATAACCCACACCAGACCATCTCAGACCGACCGTAACCCACCCCGCCAGCACATGACAGCGTGCGAGTCCGGTGATGATTCACCGCGTGGCTGATCCCCTTCGACCGGGGCGGCTGATCCCCGCAGCGAACGAATCGCCGGGGTGGAGTTTTGATGAATGACCGTTTGTTTTTGTGTTCCATTTCAGACCGTGTTTTATTCTAACTTAAGGACCTCAGACCATGGCACAGAACGAAGTTACTTACCGCATCGTTGGCGAATCCCCACTCCTGATGCACAACGGGGCAATGGCCAATCCGCTCAACCCACTGGCAAAGCAGATGAAGGAGATTACTGGCCTCCGCAAAAAGACCGATGAACACCACATCGAACTTCAGCGGCTGGAGTTTCGGGCATCGTTGTACCTGAACGAAAAGGGACAGGTGATCATCCCCTCGGCGAACATCGAAGGGACCATCATCGGCGGCGCGAAAAAGTCGAAGCTCGGCACCTCGTTTAAGTCGGCTGTGATGGTGCTTGAAGATCCCGTTTTGGAATATGGCGAACAGCTGACCGTCGATGAACTGTGGGCGAAACACGAGACCTACGCATTCGTTACGCCGGTGATCGTCAACAACAGCCGCGTGATGCGGACGCGACCAAAATTCAATAACTGGGCACTTGAATTTTCCTGTGCCTACGATGACGAACAGATCAACCGTGAGCAGCTGACCAAGGCCCTCCGCGACGCCGGAAGGCTGGTCGGGCTGTGTGACTACCGGCCGAAGTTTGGGCGGTTCAGCGTCGTCAGTGAAGAGTGATCAGGCTGGGCTCGGCGTGCCGCGGCTAGGCTGGGCAGGGCAAGGCAGGGCCGGGTCGGGCACGGCATGGATTTTTGAGACACCCGAAACACCACACCACACCGCCCGGCGTGGCCCGGCGCGGCGCGGCGCGGCGTGGCCAGGTCTGGCTTGGTGAGGCAAGGCATGGATTTTTATCTCACTCCCCGAAACACCACAACGCGGCGTGGCTAGGCTCGGCAAGGCATGGCAAGGCGCGGCGGGGCGGGGCGTGGCGAGGCATGGACATTTTCTCTAAAGGATTTTCGCAATGATGGACTACTCAAAACTCAACCTCGGCGACGAGCTGACGGAAACTCAGTGCACCGAGATTCTTGGCATTGACCGTTACGAGCACCCCGAAAAATTCGCCCTGAAACTGCTGGCACTGAAAGCCGACGTTGAGCAGGCGATGAAGGCAAAATTTGGGCGGATCATCACGGTTCGTGCGACCCAGCATGGACTGCAGATCCTCACCGATCAGGCTTCCGCAGCGTACAATCCGAAGCGGTTTGCGGATGGCCTCCGGATTGCACGGCGAGCACATCGGCGGTTGCTCGGAGTCGATGTCAGCAAATTGACACCGCAGCAGCGGGACGAATTCGGCCACAACGTCACACGGCAGGCGGCGAGGCTCGCGATGATGAAGACGCCCACACCTGATGCACCATTGCAGCCGGTGGTGAATGACAGGCCGAAGCTGTTTCCGGCGACGCCGAAGCCGACGAAGTGAATCACAACGCGGCGGGGTGGGGCCAGGCGGGGCGAGGCATGGATTTTCTTCTCACCCGATACACCACACCGCATGGTGCGGCTCGGTTCCGTCAGGCGTGGCGGGGCACGGTCTGGCATGGTCCGGTGGGGCAAGGCATGGATTTTTATCTCACCCACCAAATCACGATACACCACACCACAGCGCAAGGCGCGGTCAGGCGGGGCTCGGCGGGGCAAGGCACGGTCTGGCTTGGCGCGGCGCGGCATGGCATGGCACATTTTGACCACCACAACACCACAGAACACCAAGGAAGGGAACCACATGATTACCAACGCAAAACGACCAAAAATGAGCGACCGTCCCGGCAAAATCTCCGGGCTGACAATCACTCGCAAAAAACTTCAGCGCCTGCTCATTCGCGTGGGCGACGTGGATGTTTGGGTGGGCGTGAATCGCATTGACGCAACCCACGTTTCACTGACAATCCAGGCACCTGCAGACGTTCACATTGCACGAGAGGAGATCCTGATCTATGACGACGTTTCCCCGCTTTCTGCCGACGCTGGCTGAGATTGAGGCTGGCAAAAAGCAGATCCAGTCGGAATGGACCGAAGCCGAAGAACGCTCCCGGCGCGGAGCAACACCCGACGGACAATACGAGATCCCAACCAGCCGCTTACGTTCCCGATCAGGTTCGGTGGACAACCAGCGGCGACCCGTTACCAAAGAGGAAATTTATCGATGACCAGCAATAACTCAGACCCGTTTGCCGGCGTGTTCGGCAGCGACGCACCACCAGCCACACCGAAACCCACGACCAATCCGGAGGTGGCGTGGGCAGCCGGTGACAGCTTTCACCTCACACCAATCCCCGGTACCGACGAAACACCCCAACCGCCAGCAGCAGCGCCAGCACCGGCTCCGGCCGCACAACCAGCGGAAATCCAAACGACGCCGCCGGATGAGCCCGTGACGGACGTGCAGGTGGTGAGCTGTGACGAGTTGCCGCAGATCCTTCCGCAGCGTGGTTCGTGGTTCGTCTACGATCTCGAAACAGTGCCGGACGATTCGCGATTTCCGCGCCCCGAAACAAAGCTGCCGGTTGAACGACCGTACTCGGGTAGCAATCTGGACAGCCTTCTGGGCAAGCCCATCAACACCATCAAGCCCGCACTGGAAAAGCTGTCGCTCGCCGAACTCAACGAGCTGACGGCATTGGAAACGGCCGGCAAAAATCGCATCGGGCTCCTGTCAGCAATCACCGAAGAAATTGGCAAGCTGACAGGGTGTGACACCTCGGAGCTGGAGGAGTGGCGGAAACTGTCTTTTGCCCCGTTTGGCTGTCGCATTGTCAGCGCTGGCATCGCAACGCGGGACCGCGTTTATGTCGTCCTTTGCAAGACCGCGGCGGATGAAGTCGCCCTGCTCAATCACCTGTGGGATTGCATCGACAGATTCGAGTTCCGCGTCGGCTACAACATCAAGGGGTTCGATGACAGCGTAATCGTCGCCCGCTCGATGGTTTTGCAGCTGCCAGTCCGCGAGGTGATCATGGATCGCGGCAGGTACGCCAAAGAGTCCATCGACCTGATGCAGATTCTGTTTCCGACCGGAACTCCGATGAAGCTCAAAACGCTGTGTCAGCAGCTGGGCATCGTGCCACCCGCCGGCTACGAAATGTCAGGCGACCAGGTCCTTGATTTGGTCGACGCCGACCGCTGGGAGGATTTGGCTCTGTACTCCCATTCAGACGCCACCATTGAGCGTGAGCTGTACTACCGATTGAGGAACTATGTCGCCCTCTAAACCCGCATCATCGCAACCCTGTTTCGTTCCTGTTTCGTACCACCATTTGGAGCATCA